AAGTCGCTAATGTTATTCCTGTTAATAAGAATATCGTTATTGGTATTACTCACTTAATGGGTAATCCAACTGGTTATGGTGCAGAATTTAAAGAAAAGTCTGGGCAAGCTATCGCATATCAGACTGATATCAAACTCAGAGCAAAAACATTCAAGCCTTGGTTGCTGGGTACCGATAATACTCAAATAGGACAAGAGATAGAATGGCAAGTTATATGTTCAGCATTGGGACCACCCGGAGCAACAACAACCAGTTATATTAGATACGGTCAGGGTATTGATAAATGTACCGAAATTATCAATCTAGCTTCCGATGTTGGTATTATTCATAAGGGTGGTGCTTGGTATACTATTACCGTATTAGAGGATAAGCCTAAATTCCAAGGGTCAGAAAAGGTAAGAAACTATCTATTAGAAAATCCTACCGCTTATGCTACTGTTGAAAATGCTGTAAAAGAAGTATTAGGAATTAATAAATGAATATAGTCGATTTGGATGGGAATTCTCATTCTTGGCACTTGACAGGTTACATTGCGAAGGGTAAAATGCAAAATAAGTCATCTTTTCATCTGGAAGCCAGAAAGATTCTGACTAAAAATTTTCCAACCATGCAAATACTGGAGGAAGTTCCAGTACCATTGCGTAAATCGGAAACTTTGTATTTAGATTTTTATATTCCTCTATTAAAGATGTCGGTAGAAGTGCATGGAGAGCAGCATTATAAGTTCATACCATTCTATCATAATTCTAGAATTTCTTTTCTCAAGTCTCAAAAAAGAGATCATGATAAACAAGAATGGTGTGAAAAAAATGGAATCAAATATATAGTATTAGGATATATGGAATCTCCAGAAGTATGGGAACAAAGGATTACCAACAATGAATAGAAGTGCGAAAGAAGATTTACAACACTGGGATAAGGTGCTTGACGAATACGAAAAGAGTATTTCGCTGCCAGAGTATGCTCAATCATATGGTGTGTCAGAACAAGAAATGAACACATATTTAACAATGTCTCGTGATGAAATTGAGAAGCTATCTCCAGAAGATTGTGCTCAAATATCCTACAGACTTGGACAGTTTGCTTTTCATGTTCAAAGAACAATTAACAGAGAAATTGCCAGACAGAATTGGGCTGAAGAGTCTATTAAAGAGACAATAGCGGATGAAGTGAATAATTATAAAGGATATGGCTATATTGAAAAATCTTTACAAGCCATAAAGCATAATGATAAAGCACAGTCTTTGAGCAGTATTAAGAAGTATGCTAAGCAAAGAAGTGACAGACTATCTTATATAGCAAATAGTTTAAAGAATTTATCTGATATCATGTTGTCCATTCAAAGAGCAAAGGTGAGTCATGGATCCTAAAGAAGTGCTAAATAATCCAGAAAATGTTAAGTTGTTAATAAACCTACTACAAAGTCTATTGCCCAATGACCAAACTCCTGAACAAGAAGCAAAGACAGAAACCAAATCTTCAAAGTCTAAAATGAAGACAAAGAGTCGTCAAAGAGGCAGGACTCAAAATGATAGCGAAGAATCGGTAAATAAATTTGCTAAAATGCCAGAGTTTAGTATGCATAAAGAAGATAGTTCAATAGACAAAAAGCTATCAAAACATCCTCCGGTAGCAAGAATGAGAGAGTTTGAACCAGTACAAGTAACATGCAGAATTTGTGGTAAGACAGAGATTGTTAGTCCTGGTTTAATATTTGAGGGCGCCTCAAGATACAAATGTAATAACTGTTCAACTCAAGCAGGGTAATTATGATTTTATGTGATCCTTCCGCAGAAAGAGCGGTACTGAGCGGTATATTGAAGTATGGTGAAGATGCCTACTTGGATATTTGTGATATAATCCAAGAAGGCGCATTTACTATTGACAGCAATCAAATAATTTATAAATGCATTAAGAATATCTGTGATAAAAATCCTCAGACTAAACTAGATCTAGCATCTATCTACTCGTCTGCCCAAGAGTTGGGACTATCAGACGTTTTATCCAAAAAAGAGGAAGCGCAGCACTTAAAAGCTATATTCGATTTTCCAGTTAATCTAGAAAACGTTAGGAAGTTTGCTGCCAAAATCAAGAAGCTAGAAATAGCCAGATTACTACATAAAGAACTAGAGAATGCTCAGGAACAACTATTAGATGTTACTGGGTCAGAGAATATATCTTCTATTATAGGTATAGCAGAAGAGTCTATCTTTAATTTCTCTTCTTCTTTGTCAACTGACGGTGATTCTTCTCCATCTTCTATAGGCAAAGACATTGATGATTATATTAAGTTTTTGCAAGAACATAAAGTAGATCAAATTGGTATATCTACAGGATTTCCAGTTTATGACCAGTCTATTGGAGGGGGTTTGCGTCGTGGAACAGTTAATGTAATAGCGGCCAGACCAAAGGTGGGCAAGACATTACTATCAGACAATATGGGTTATTATATTGCTAGTAAGTTAAAAATACCAGTATTGAATATGGATACTGAAATGACTAGGGAAGACCACGTTCATCGTATTCTTGCTATGTCATCAGAACTAGAAATATCCAAAATAGAAACTGGTAAGTTTGCAGATACTCCAGGATCTATGTCTAAAATGCAAGCAGCTGTAGCTGAATTAAAAGCCAGTAGACTGTATCATCATAGTATTGCTGGCAAATCATTCGAAGAACAATTAGCATTAATGAGGAGGTGGATAGTTAAAGAGGTTGGACTTAATGATGACGGCACAGCTAAAGAGTGCGTAATTTTTTATGACTATCTAAAGCTCATGGACTCTGCCGGTATCTCTCAAGACATGAAAGAATATCAGGTTCTTGGCTTCATGATGACATCATTACATAACTTTGCCGTTAAATATAAGGTACCAATAGTAGCCTTTATACAATTAAACAGAGACGGTATTTCCAAGGAAAGTACAGATACCGCTAGCGGATCAGACAGAATCATTTGGCTCTGTAGCAATTTCACTATCTTTAAAAGAAAGTCAGATGAGGAGATTGCTGAAGATGGTCCAGATAATGGGAATCGTAAGTTAGTGCCATTAATTAGTCGTCACGGAGGAGGATTAGACGATAATGATTATATTAATTGTCACATGAAGGGTTGGTGTGCCAAAATAGTAGAAGGTAAAACTCGTTTAGAATTAGTTAACAACGTTCAGACCAAAAAAGATGGATTTATAGTTAGTAACAATGAATATAATGAAGAAGAAGCAGAAGAAATACCATTCGTATGATCAGCATCAATTAAAGCATCTATCTGATGTGGTCTGTGATGATATAGAGAATTTACTCAGTCATCTCGGAATAACATCTTATAGAATGCTTGATAAAATGGTTATCATGAGTTGTCCAATCCACGGAGGAGATAACGACTCCGCGTTTAATCTGTATCATCAAGGAGACTCTTATAGAGGTAACTGGAAATGCAGAACCCATCAATGTGAAGAAATTTTTAAGTCGTCTATTATTGGGTTTATTAGAGGTTGTTTGTCTCATGAAAAGGGATGGTCTAAATCAGGAGATCCAGTAGTATCTTTTGGTGAAGCTCTGGAGTTTGCTATTGATTTTAGTAAGTCTGATTTGGCCAATATCAAGGTCTCAAAAAGAGCCAAAGAAAAATCTACTTTTATAAATGCCATAAAAAATATTCAATCAAATGATAGGCCAATAAATCTTGGTACTGTTCCCAGATCATCTGTGGTTAAAGCTCTGTCTATTCCATCTCAATACTTTTTAAATAGGGGCTTCAGTGAGGACGTATTGCGCAAATATGACGTTGGAGACTGCTTAGATCCTAACAAGGAAATGTGTGACAGGGCGGTGGTTCCTGTTTATGATGATAGTGGTCAAAATATGACAGGTTGTACTGGACGAACCTTCTATAATAAATGTATCAAATGTGGAGGATTCCATAAAACCGAATCAGATTGCCCATCTGACAATGAGGTATGGAAGTACTGTAAATGGAGACATAATAAAAACTTTAAAACACAAGAGTATTTGTATAATTATTGGTTCGCTAAAGAGCATATCTCGTCTTCTCATACTGTGATTCTGGTAGAAAGTCCTGGAAATGTATGGAGACTAGAAGAAGCAGGAATACATAATTCTGTGGCAATCTTTGGAGCATCATTAAGTCACAAGCAAAAGATGTTATTAGATATTTCTGGAGCCATGAACATAGTAACAATTATGGATAATGATAAGGCTGGCGAGGCTGCTGCTAAGAATATAGAAGAAAAATGTTGTAGAACATATAACATTAAACACATTAAGTTAACAGCAAACGATATTGCAGAAATGTCTACAAAAGATATTCATGAATATATTTTACCACAACTACAAGGATACTCTATATGATAGTGCTAGGTATATCTGGACGAAAACAATCCGGCAAAACAACAGCTGGTAACTTTATATTATCTCTGCATCTGTCTAAACTAGGCTTGGCAGAAAAGGTATTACTAGACGACGAAGGACAGATACTACTTTCTGATTTTGGCGGAAATAAAGAGTACGAAGGATTATTTCAACCACACATAATACCAAAGACAGATATTAATGCCCAAAGCTTATTGCAAAAACTATATAGTAAAATCAAAATATATAACTTTGCAGATGTTTTAAAACAAGACATTTGCATGAATATTCTAGGATTGGAATATAATCAATGTTATGGTAGTGATGATGAAAAAAATCAAACCACACATTTGCAATGGGAAAACAAGCAGCTGTCTGGCAGAGATGCTATGCAAATTATAGGAACGGACATATTTCGTAAATTAGATCCTGACGTTTGGGTAAAAGCAACCATCTCTAAAATAGTCAGAGAAAAACCAGATATTGCTATAATTACAGACTGTCGTTTTCCTAACGAGGTTGAGTCAATTCAAAATATTGGTGGCAAAGTATTAAGACTAACTAGAAATCCACATAATTCTGATCATCTTAGCGAATCCATATTAGATAAAGATAAATTTGACTGGTCTAAATTTGATTACGTTATAGATAATGTTAATTCGTCAATATATGATCAGGTGTCTCAAATTAAAACATTACTAGAAAACCTCTTAGGACTCACTACATGATAATAACATACTTTAGAAGTTCTTCTTACAATACTCATAGTCTCTGTGAACAGCAATATTTTGCTGAATATGTACTAGGGTGGCGGGGTCCGTCTGGTCAAAAGGCAGATAAAGGAACAATAACTCATAAAGTTCTAGAAATTTTAGCAGTTATTAAAAAGGCACAACAAGACAATCTAGACACTGTAGAAGACGATGTCTTTGGTTTAATAAATGTACATAGCTATAATCTGGATGAAATTATTGATAAAGTCTACGATTATTATACTCAACAAACACAGCACCATAAATGGTCTCCCAAAGACTTAAAAGATTGTCGGGCTTGGGTATATAAAGCAATCGAGTTTAACAATGGGATGTTTGATCCTAGAAATAGAAATGTTCTATGTCCAGAACAACACTTTGACTTTGAGATATCTAAACCATGGGCTAAATATTCGTATGATGTAGAAGATAAGAAGATTACTGGTAATTTAGCTCTTAAGGGAACTATTGACCTAATAACTCTGGTTAATGATACCACCATAGAAATTATAGACTGGAAAACTGGTAGGAGACTTGACTGGGCTACAGGAGAAGAAAAGACTCAAGAAAAATTGGAAAGAGATCCTCAATTAAGAATATATCATTATGCTATTAAGCATTTATATCCTAAGATTAACCATATAATGTTCTCTATTTATTTTATTAATGATGGAGGTCCATTTACTATATGTTTTAATGATTCTGACTTAGCAGAAACAGAGAACATGCTGAGGGCTAA